GTAAAGGGTAGAGCACTCTTTATTGGTACTCCAGCAGGGAAGAATCACTTTTTTGACTTATATAATGACGCACAAGATGATGACGATTGGGAAGCATTTCAATTTACTTCAATTGATAATCCCTTTTTACCGCCAGAAGAGATACAAGCTGCCAGTAAGTCTATGTCGTCTATGTCCTTTAGACAAGAGTTTGAAGCGTCATTTGAAACATTTAGTGGTGGTATATTTAAAGAGGAATGGTTTAAGGTAGATGAAGAACCAGAAGAGGGTAGCTATGTAATAGCTGTAGACCCTGCTGGTTATGAGGATAGTGAGAAAGAAAGAAACTTAAAGCGTTCCAGATTAGATGAAACTGCAATATCAATAGTTAAAATAGACCGAGATAAGTGGTGGGTCAAGGATATTCTCCATGGTAGGTGGAATATTAAAGAAACTGCCAAAAAAATCTTAATGTCGGCTATAAATGTAGAATCAAGTACAGTAGGTATCGAAACTGGTTCGTTGCGTAACGCCATCTTACCTTATTTGGAAGATGAAATGAGAACTAACAACCAATGGCTGTCTATTGTAGAGTTACGACATGGTGGTAAAAAGAAAATAGATAGAATCACTTGGTCGTTACAAGGCAGAATGGAACATGGTCAGATAACTTTCAATGAAGATAAAGATTGGAAGCATTTTAAGAATCAGATGATGGATTTTCCTAATAAATTAGCACACGATGACTGTTTGGACAGTCTTTCCTACATTGACCAAGTAAGTGTGGCAGATTTTGCACACACAATTGAATTAGAAGAAGAATGGAGTCCTATAGATAATGTTGCTGGATATTGAAGATTTAAACCCGAAAGATTATGATGATGTTGTAGAGTATAGTCAAGACGAATCAAACATAGCACTAAGGTATATAGCAGCTTGTTCTATTATTGCTAACCTTGCCAATGATTTAGACCCCGACTTACTCCCCAATGATGAAAATGTAGACCTATCTATATGCAAAATGCTTATGGATGGTGCTATTGAGATAGAACCACTAAGTAAAAGTATACATTAATACAAATGAGAATGATTATCAATTGCATTTAGATTGGTAGTGTGTTATAATCGCCCCAATTTCTGGAGAATAAATTTTTATGCTTGACAAGAAGGAACAACAATACCAAGCGTTAGCTAGTTGGTTAAACTATAGACTGGAAAGCTGGAGAACACACAGAGAAATTAATTATACTGCCAAGTGGGATGAGTATTATCGTCTATGGCGTGGTATATGGGAATCATCAGACCGAACAAGAACAGCAGAACGCTCAAGAATTATAGCCCCAGCCCTACAACAAGCAATTGAGTCATCAGTAGCCGAACTAGAAGAGGCAACATTTGGAAGAGGCAAGTGGTTTGACATTCAAGATGATATGCTTGACCAAGATAATAGCGAAGCTGAGTATATCCGTAATCTATTACAAGAAGATTTGGAAAAGACTGGTGTAAAAGACGCTCTAGCAGAGGTATTTCTTAATGGTGCTATCTATGGAACAGGTGTTGCAAAGATTGTTGTCAACCAAACAGTAGAAAGAGCACCTTCAGAAGAACCTGTTGAGGGTTCAATGACTGGTATGAGAGGTATTACAGAGTATGCGTCTATTGATGTTAAGATAGAACCTATATCTCCAAAAGAATTTCTTATTGACCCTGCTGCAAATAGTATTAATGAAGCATTAGGTGTCGCCCACGAAGTAATCAAGCCTAGATACCATGTAGTACAAGGAATTGCATCTGGAGTTTATAGAGATGTACCCCTTGATGGTGATTATGATGTAGTGAAGATGGGCTTTGACTCAGAAACACGACAGGCTGATGAGTCTGATTCAGTTAAGATAACAGAATATTGGGGCTTAGTACCTAAGAGATTCCTTAAAGCTAAAGCTGACAAGGATGACTTTGAATATACAAAGAAAGATGAATTAGTAGAGGCAGTAGTAACTATATGTAATGATGAATACATCTTGCGTGTAGAAGAAAACGCCTTTATGATGGTCGATAGACCATTTATTAGCTACCAACACGACATTGTACCAAATAAATTCTGGGGTAGAGGCGTGGCAGAAAAGGGATATAACCCACAGAAGGCTTTAGACGCTGAAATGAGAGCAAGGATTGACTCATTGGCTATGACTACTACTCCAATGATGGCTGCTGACGCTACAAGACTACCTCGTGGAACTAAATTTGAGATTCGTACAGGTAAAACTGTACTTACTAATGGTAATCCTAGAGATGCAATCATGCCTTTAGACATGGGGCAAACAGACCCATCAACATTTAATCAAGTAGCTAGTTTACAGAACATGATTCAAATGGGAACAGGTAGTGCTGACATGGGTTCTGGTGGAGATACAGCTAGTGGCATGAGTATGATGCAATCTGCATCTATTAAACGCCAAAAGCGTACTTTAATGAACTTCCAAAACACATTTCTTATCCCAATGATTAATAAATCTATGTGGCGTAAGATACAATTTGATGTAGATAGATACCCTGTTAGTGATTATAAGTTTGTACCTTATTCTACTATGGGTATTATGGCTAAAGAGTTAGAAATGCAACAGATGGTACAGATGCTACAAGCCATACCAAAGGATTCACCTGCATTTAATGTTATATTACTTGCTATGATGCAAAATTCTAGCATACATAACAGAGATGCTATTGTATTTGGACTACAACAAGGACAAGAAAGCGACCCTCAGTTAGAACAGATGCAACAAGCAGCATTAGAAGTACAAATGCAACAAGCACAGGCAAATGTACAGAAAACTCTTGCAGAAGCCAAGGAAGAAGAGGCTAAAGCTATGAAGTGGCAGTCTGAAGCCATGACTAATCAGCCAACTGAGTTCGATGCAGCAGAAAGACAGTTGAATATAGCTAAATCAGCTATTAATTTAGAGAAAACTAAGGCAGATGTAGCCAGACAACGCTCTGAAACAGCAAGAAATATTCCAGAAGTAGAACATCTCAAGTCTGAAACCATATTAAACCTAGCTAAAGCAAAACAGGCTGGTAGAGAAGTACCAATAAACCAAAGAATACAGTAAGTTATGCCAAAAACCGATATACAGTTCCTAGAGGATAGGCTATCCATGATGGAAACCGAAGGATGGCATGATTTAATAGAAGATTTTAAGAATTTAGAGGATAGTGCCAGTAATATTAATAGCATGAACTCTGAGAAAGACCTTTGGTACTCCAAGGGTCAGTTGTTGGTTGTAAATTTAATTCTAAGTTTACATTCAGCAACAAACCTAGCGTTGGAAGAATCTCAAGAAGAGAATCCAACATAATATAACTTCAGAACCCTACATGGGCGGAGAAAAAAATGAGTATAGTAGTAGAAAAACCAACGGCAAATGAACCTATAACAGAAACACAGGAAGTTCAAGCGGAGGCAGTAGAAGGAAATATTGCTGAACCCGAAAAAACCGAAGAGATAGATGGTAATTATGAAATTCCAGAAAAGTATGCGGGTAAGTCGATGCAAGAGGTTATTGAAATGCACCAGAATGTCGAACAGATATTTGGTAAACAAGGAAGTGAAGTTGCAGAACAACGGAAACTAATCCAGAGTTTACTTGAGGCACAAAATAAACAAACTACTATAGAAGAGCCACAGGAAGAGCCTATTGCATTTGAAGATGCTTTTTATTCTGACCCTGCACAAGCAGTCAATTCAGCAATCGAGAATCATCCAGATGTATTAAAGGCTAAAGAAGAAAGAGTCTTATCAGCACAACAACAACAGTTGAGTGTGTTAGCAAAGTCTTACCCAGATTGGGAAAAGCGTGTCGCAGACAAGCAATTCCAAGATTGGATAGGCAAATCTAAGATAAGAACAGAAATGTTCCGTAAAGCAGATTCTGAATATAACCCAGATTACGCTATTGAACTATTTGATACCTATGACAAAATCAATATGGTTGATAAAACGAAAGAAGTTCAAAAGCAAGAGAAGGTTAAAGCAGGTAAAGCATTACGAAAAACCGTTTCAGAAACTCGTTCTACTACTTCTGTTGGTGGCAAGAAAATGTACAGAAGGGCTGATTTAATCAACCTTCAAGTTACAGACCCTAGACGATATGAAGCGTTGGCTGATGAAATTCATTCAGCGTATGCAGAAGGTAGGGTTAAATAATCATTTATAAAGGAGAAGTAAAATGGCTTTAGGTTCAAACCAAGTTGGTGTAACTGTTGCTGGTAACTTCATCCCCGAACTATGGAGCGATGAAGTTATAGGTGCATACAAAACCAATTTAGTGGTTGCTAATTTAGTTACTAAGCTATCTCACAAAGGAAAGAAAGGTGATACGATTCACATTCCTGTTCCTGCGAGAGGAAGTGCAAGTGCTAAAGCAGTAAACACACAAGTTACATTATCGGCAGCTACAAATAGTGTCGTAGATGTATCTATTAACAAGCACTACGAATATTCCAAGTTAATTGAGGATATTGCAGAGGTACAAGCACTCGCTAGTATGAGGAAGTTCTATACTGAAGATGCGGGTTTTGCTCTGGCAAAACAAGTCGATACTGACTTAATAAATCTTGCAGAAGGTTTCCAATCTGGTTCTACTACAGATAAGTCTTATGATACTGGTTTTATTGGTACAGGCACTACTGCCTTTACAGGTACTAATGAAGCAGATATTAGTGATGCTGGAATCCGTGCATTTATCCTTAATCTTGATAATGCGGATGTTCCAATGGACAATCGTGCATTAATCATTCCACCTGTTTGTGCTAACGATTTGTTAGGTATTAACAGATTTACTGAACAACAGTATATTGGTTCTGGTGATGCTATCAAGACAGGTAAGATTGGTATGATTTATGGTGTTGATGTTTATATAACTACAAACTGTCCAACAGTTAAATCATCTGCTGGCACAGGTAATAGTGCTGCTGGTACTGAGCGTGTTGGAATACTAATGCACAAAGATGCTTTAGTTCTAGCAGAACAAGTAGGTGTGCGTTCACAAACGCAGTATAAACAAGAGTACCTTGGAGATTTATTCACTTCAGACACTATTTATGGTGTTAAAGAATTGCGTAATGATGCAGGTCTTGCTTTTGTTGTACCACCTAGTTGATAGGTAGTTAGTTAATCGTAACCCCTTCTAATCTGAGGGGGTTATTCTAAATTAATTAGGAGTAATCATGCCTTTTTATGATTATGAATGTAAACATGGTCATGTCTTTGAAGAACTATGTTCTATGTCAGACAGAAATAGAAAGAAAGAATGTCCAGAGTGCGGTGAGAGGGGTAGTGTAATAATATCAGTCAATACAAATCGCCCTCACTTTGGAAATCAAGATACTCTCTGGAATATGAGGGAACGCAAACGCATAAGCGAAACCGACAAGAAAGGCAACTATAGGAATAAATTTAGTGGACATATTTAAAAATACAACCGAATCAGATCCAACAAGCCTTTTAGAGATAGATC